ACACGTGTAACAAAAAAGATTTTAAAAAACATAACCTTACCAAAAAACATATTTACAACAAAAACAACAACATTACAACACAGGAGCCGTCGCATCATATTACGGTCTATACATGCGGATGTGGAAAGTCATATAACCATCGAGCATCTTTATATAATCATAAAAAGATTTGTACTGTATTAAAAGATGATAAAATTAATACTAATACGGAAGAATGTGTAAATTCAAGTAATATCGATGAAGAGTTAAAAAAATCTTTTGATAATGATATGGATAATGGTATGAACGAGAATACGATAGTTGGTGACAAGATAAATATAACTACGGAGATGTTTATGAAACTAATGAATGACAATCAGGAGATGATAAAGATAATAAAAGAACAGCAGCTTCAGCTTAATACCATAATACCTAAGATTGGTAATGTAACGACGAATAATAATATGACAACGAATATGACGAATAATAATTTTAATTTGAATTTCTTTTTGAATGAGAAGTGTAAGGATGCGTTAAATATATCGGAGTTTATAGAGTCGCTTAAAATAACTTTAGAGGATTTGCAGTATTCGCGCTCGAATGGTTTAGTTCAAGGAATAAGCAATGTTATGATACGCGGTTTAAAAGAACTCGATATATATAAGAGACCGATACATTGTACGGACGTGAAGCGCGATACCATGTATATAAAAGATAAGGAAAAATGGGAGAAGGATGAGAGCCATGAGAAAATGAGAAATACGATAATAAAAATCGCAAATAAAGAAAGAAACGCTATTAACTCGTGGGTAGAACAGAATCCAAACTGGTTTGATACCGAAGAAAAACAAATGGAGTACTTGACCCTTATAAATAAAATATGTGAACCGATAGAAAATGACGTAAAAAATGAGAAGAAAATTATTAAAATAATTGGGAAGGAAATTATTTTAAATAAAGATAGTGAAAAGATGTTGAAATATTAAGTCTTAAGTATTAAGTATTAAGTATTAAAAATTAAAAAAATCTTTTACTATTATATATAAATACTTGGGTCGTATATAAATGTCAGCTTCCGAGTTAAAGAAAACTAAACCAAAATATCCGGAAAACATTGAAGGTACGCATTGTATGGGTAACCACTGGACTGTATGTTGTCCAAATAAACATTTACAGTATGAAAGGTATAAACCAACGAAGGAGGTTATACAGCTACACTATAAAGGTGGTGTATATCGCGTATTCATCTGTACTAGAAAATGTTCCAAGGATATAACCACCCTTGCTAAAAATAATCCCCAGCAGTTTAAAAAAACTTTCATAAAAACAATTAAACCAAACGGAGACCTAGTATTGAAGCACCGCGATACAGGTGTCGTTGCTCAAGTAGCCCAGAAGATAGACACATATGATGAGAAAAGTGCTTCAGGTAAAACGAAAAAACAAAAAGGTGGAAATTTTAAATTCTTTGCTCATACGCGTAGACGCAACCACAAAAGGAGTTGTGGACATACTTCAAAAAATAAAAAAAACTATAGGTAGGTTATTTTTTTTTGATTTTTATTTTATAGCTTCTATTTTCAAGTTAATAACATGTACTTCACAACATATTATTAACGCGGGCTTAAATGTTACATTTTTTCAGCTATTTATGAAGGTTGCCTTTTATTTTAATATTTTTTAGTACGTCTATGGTGATATTTTGATCGCCTTTTACACGTAGAGTCACGACCGCCATAAACTAAAGGAGTTATTGGTTTCGTTGACGAATGAGTAGATGGTAATGCACGAGGCGATTCTGCACGCGTTACAGGTGTAGGAGGTATAGGTTCATATGGGTAAGCGCTGCTTACTTTTGACATGAGTTTACGTAAGGCATTGGATGACTTTACTTTTAATGCGCGTTTTAAGTTGCCCGCCTTATTATATGCACTAGATGCTAATCTGGAAGCTAAAGATACTCCAGGTACATAACTTAAAGCATTCCCAACTACCCTAGAACACTTTGAAACACCGCGCGCTGCGGCCATAGAACACATCGCGATTCCTGCTCCAATATATCTTATTTTTATCCATGCCTTTTGTGCACGCGTTCGATATATTTCTCTGAATCTTTCATAGTTTCGTATATGTGGAAACTCGTTTTCCCTAGAATAATTATATATAGTATCATAAACGCGCCTATACGTCGCATTTAATATAATAGCTTTATCGTGTCTAATTAAGTTATACTCATCTAGGTCTATCGTTATGGGATAGTTTATTATATTTTCGGGGTTTGAAACGGTTATGTTTAATATAATATTGTAAATATGCGATATTTGCGCCTGTGTTGCACCATAGTTGGCGCAGTTATAAAAAGAGTCAACTAATGCAGACAAAAGTATAAGACGGTGTATCATCTTTATATTCATCTTTCGTTCTTCATATCCCATACTTATGTATGGCTTTGAAAAATATTCGTTAGTTCTGAAAAAGTCTATAGTGTTTGTTATTTCTAACCCAAACAAATTTTTAGCATTGGTAATTTTAGTATCTAAATTTTGTTCCGAAAAGTATCTATTAAGTTGTTCAGCATTTAATCCAAATAATAGATAAAATCGGTTAGTAAAATCTTTTTTACCGGCTTCATCATAGGGTAGATTATTTTTAATATATCTTTCTATGTTTTGCTTCATGTCATTTATAAAGCGATGAGTGTTCGTGGGATTATCTATACGATATACTCTTCCGAAGTCGATTTCTTTAATTTGTTGCAGTAATGATAATTTTGGATTGCATAACCAGTTGCCTGGGTGAGCATCGAGATGGAACATTTTGCCTCGATAAATTGATAAAATGTTTATAGAAGCTATTCCTTCGCATAATTTTCTATATGTATTTTTGTCGTAACCTGGCTGTGCTTTTAAAGAGAATCTATATATTGGGATATAACTTGATGGTACAGACTCCATTATAATAACTCCAATTCGCAAACCCATACCAGAATACCTATTTAAATATTCATTTACTTGGTTTAACTCGGGGTCACTTTGCAAAATAGACTGTATGTTTGGAACTGCTCTAAAAATATTAATAGGTGTTCTAGGGTTAGTAACTGGTGGAGGGTCTAGTATAACTAAACCGAATGCATCGGGGCAAAATGGGTTTCCACTGATTGACATCATAGAACTATATAAGTATCGTTGTGTACTGTATTCATTTACGAGTTCGTCGAAACTTATCCAATCTTTATCGGCGCCACTGAAACAATCGAGTGTTAATTTCTGTGTAGGTAAACCGATGATACATATTTTAATAATGATTTCGTGAATGGGAAGACCGTCTTCTTCGTTGTCTAGTTGTGACGAACGTAATGATTTATGTTGTTGAGATAAGAATTTTTTTTTTGTGTCAAGTGTGTCACTTCTGAATAGAATATTGGATGGTGAAGGATCTAAATGTAGTCGAATAACGAATGAATTAAGAGAGCTGGTAGAAACGACTTGTATGTTTCTAGTATTTAACAATATAGTTTGCAACCCTTGTATATTTTTTATCTCTCTTTCCATTACATGACTATAATAATTTGGGAGTAAAACTTTTATACCACCCTGTTGTGAACGAGTATGTCGTTTATATTTTTTGTTTGTGTGAGTTTTACTCATTATATATTTATGTTAATATTTTATATATTTATAACTGTGTGTAATATTTTTAATATTGTAATATTTTAATAGAAAAAAACAAAATGTCATTTTCTTCTTATCCAGGATACATATGTTCGAGTTGCTGGTTTCCATATTATACAGCCCCTAATACCGTAATAGGATGTAGGTCATGTGGTAAATTTCAAAGTGGTGCAAATGCCCCTCAGTATGATAATACTCAAACTGCTATTCCATATGTAGCGGATGTTCCTACTCAAAAACGAATCCAAAATACAGTTCGCATAGATGGTTCGGAATATATAATGAATAAGGGTGCATTAAATGTATACACGCAACCGGTTGCTACATATCAAAATGTAAATTGGAACCAAATGAGTGACCGCGCAGTCCCGGGCGTAGTTCATAGGAATGTGCCTTCTCATGGGTCATCTACGCGAAGTTCGATAACAAGAATGAGACCTGGTTCAATGTCGGCGGCTTCTACAAATGATCAAGGAAGTAAAGGTGTCGATATGAAACATGGTTCATATGACAGGTATTTAGCGAAACTGAAAGGGAAGAAGCCGTTGAGAACACAGTCGCAACTATCTACAGCAAATGTTGTTCCAAGACAAGGTAATAAGACAAGGATGTTTGGTATAGCGTATTCGGATTCGTGTGTATATACGAACTGTTGAAACAGAATATATTTGATTTTGGGCGATATAAAATAATATATTTTATTACTTTATATAACAGTATATAACAAAAAATGTCAGCAAGAATGTCAATGATCTTTAGTCAAAATGGGGGAGTGTCTAATAAAGTTGTGATGAGAAATGCACCTGTAGCGGCGCCGGTAGTTGCACCTGTAGCGGCAACAGCACGTAGTAGCAATCCGCCTCCAAAACCACGCTCTATACCTGTGGGTTTAATGGCCACGAATCGTTCTGCTCCTAAAGGGATAAGGCAGTTATTTAATTTAGGTGATATAATGGCTAATCCGGGAACACCGTGTAAGGCGTGTGGGGCATAAATACGCGAGTTAGTTATATATAATTAATATAGGTGTACTATTATATAAAAAAATAACATATAATTTTATATAATGGATAACTTTGATTTAAATATTAATAATTATAGTGTGAGTGAACTGGAGGAGTTATTAACACTAGGAAAGCAGTATAATCCTGAGGACATAAGGTATAAGAAGGATAGTATATGTATGAAAATTGTAAATGATGATACGATATCATTTGATATGAAATCGAAGTTAGAGAATTTTTTTGACAGGGCTTCTGTATTATTAAGGACGGTAAAGAATAAAAATGATAGTAGAAGTGCATCAAATGAAGTAGCTAGTAGTAGTTCTAATGATTTTAATAAAAGTTATGAAAATTTTACGGATTTGAAGATGAACATGATGAAAGGTGCAAATAATCTAGTAATACAGGACCCTACAGCGGCTCATAATATAAATGTAGATCATAAATTAACGATTGAGGGGAAAAATGTTGACTCTTATGGTACAAGCAGAGGAGTAATTAATCCCTTGTTAATGAATACGATTTTAAAGGCAGTAAATATAGATACACGTTTTAGAGAAAACTATTATTCTACTAAGAGTACCAATATAACAGTGACGCTGCCCTTTCGCTTAGAAAAAGTTATATCATACAGAATAGCAGGGATTAATTTACCATTAACGTATTATAATATATCACAGGCATATGGTAATAACATGATACAGATTAACATACTTAATAGGACTACAGGGGTTCAAACTTTTTCTTACAATTTAATATTGCCGGATGGTTGTTATAATACTACACAAAATGTTTCAACATATTCGTCATGTTTGGAGCAGGTAATAAACAACATGCTGACAAATGATCCCAATAGTCCTAATAATAATACTGCTTTATGTCCTAATCTGAATTTGAGGTATACGATAGATAGAACGAGTGGGCGAAGTATATTTGCTCAGGATGCGTTAGTTGCGGGAACGATACCATATAATTTTGAAATCGTAGCAAGTGTTGGTTATAATTTACAAAATAACACAGTGGAGGATGATTACAATCGTGTATTGATGCTGAGGTTGGGATGGGTGTTAGGTTTTAGAGTTGCGAAGTACTCAAGTTCGAATGTTATTGCGAGTCCTCCTACTACGTATGGTTCGATTGTTTCAGAGGGTATATGTTTTACCAAGTTTCCTTTGTATGGATTTTTGGCGATAGATGATTTTAATAAGAATTCGAATGACTATTATATGACGGTTTTTTCTAACTCATTATCGGTTCCAAATATTATAGGTAAAGTGAATTTTACTCAGTTTGCGGAACTTGCTGGTGATTTTCAGGCGGCACAGGGCGAGTCTACGACGAACGCTATAAACAGAGAGAAGAGGTTTTTTGGTCCTGTTACTATTCAGAAACTTAAAATAACACTGTATGATGATTTGGGTCGTATATTAGACTTAAATAATATGGATTGGAGTTTAGAGCTTGCATTTGAGTGTGTATATAATATGTAGGTGGTAGTGATGTAAAATGAAATGTAAATAAATATTTATTATTTGTATTTGTATTCGTATTTGTATTTGTATTTGTATTTGTATTTGTATTTGTATTTGTATTTGTAAAGTATAAATAATAAATAATAAATAATAAATATATACATATATTATTGAATATGGATAGAAGAAGAGCATTTATTACACCTACAAAAAATTCGTTTGCTAGTGATTATATAAACAATAAAAGGTCAAAGGTAAAATTTGCAGGTACATCAAATTTAGCGAGCACTGTTTCTCAACAAGGAGGTGCGCTCCCGCTTAAGACACCATCCGGTGGTTTGAAGCCGTATCAAGGAACGTATGGATTTTCATCTGCTACAGCAACACAAGGTGCTCCTCCTTCTGCATATTGTTTAAACCAGTCTCGTAGTTATAGAGACTTATTGGATATAACAAAGGGTAAATATTTACTAACTCCGCCAAATCCTAGTACAACGTGTATTCAAATTAATCAAGTTAATTATTCGCCTGAATTATTTTGCGGTACTTTATACCAGAAAGGCTATACGGGTGTTGCTGAAAGTATAGTATTTAATAATGGAGTAACGGGTCCTGCTGGTGCTACAGGTGTTGCGAACAGAATAATATACAACCCGGCAACGACTGCAAATCAGTGGATAAATGTAGACCCAAGTTTTAATTTATTGTATAGTGAGACAGGTTGTTTATACTCGAATAATATTTTAGAACAAGTTAATATTCGACAGAGCAATGACGCACAAAGACAGGTTGATAGATTTCTGAATTTGGAGTTACTTAATGGGTTTAATTATCCTGCGAAATTTTTGCTTGACTATAACCCTAATGACTGTATAAATTCCAATAATAGTTTGCAGCCTGGTCCATATCCTACTTGCTCGCCTTGATATCAGTTAGTTCTTTTAATTTTAAGTGTGTATGTGTGTGTGTATGTTATTTATTAAAATGATATAAATATATTTTTATGGTATAAAGATAAGTGTATGTATCGTATTTATATGCCGGTAGACATGGTATTGGCGATATCGCATAGTCGAATGAAGAGGGAGAGAAATCGAAGTAGGTTGGAAAGTAAAGTTAATAGTGAAACTAGAAAAAATATGGTAGACGATTTAGTATATGATAAACACGTTAGTAATGATTCGGTCATTGAAAAAAATAAACAGCAATCATGTTTAGAAATGTTTAGACTATGGTAGGTTATTAAAATGTTTTAACTATATTATATAATTAAAAATAGTTATATAATATATAAGTATTGTGATGGTTGGTTCGGGTGTAATACTGGTGGCTTTACATAATAGTGAAGTCTATTATTTATTTGGTAAGGAGGGTTCGATGGAGCGAGATAAGAATTGTCATTGGGGTGATTTTGGTGGAAGTCGTAAGCCTGGCGAGGATTTATTAGACACAACGACGCGAGAAGGTGCGGAGGAGTTGAATGGTTTTTTTGGTTCAAAGGCTGATTTTGAGAAGTATATATTAAAGAATAAGATAGATGAGGTTGCGTATGATAAACGTTATACGTATTTGGTTAAGGCGGATTATGATGATAAGTTGCCCTATTATTTTAACAATAACTACAAGTTTATATGTGATTATTTGAAGGGGCATGTAGAGCATCCTACGAATGGATTGTTTGAAAAGAGTGAGATAAGGTGGTTTACGGTGAATGATTTAAAGCGAGAGAGGAATATATTTCGTGACTATTTTCGTAATATAATAGACATTATTATATACAATCACCCTAAGACGCTTTCGAAGCTGAAGCGTGCATGTCGCGGGGGCACAATGAAAGCTACAAGGGTGAAATTTTCAACATCTGACTTGATGAAGTGTGAGAGAATAAGAAAACATAAAAAACCTCATAAGACGCGAAGAAGGGCTAAGAAGGGGTATAAAAGTAATTTTTAATAGACGTAGTGTTGCGTATTTTGTAGTATAGTTGCGGTTTAAAATAATATATCTATATATTTTATAAAGTAACCTACGCTTATATGCGCCATCGTTTAGCTGCTAAAAAGGGTGGTATAGTACATAATAAAACTAAAAAACGACAACACAAATGGTCTTTAAAATATAAACGAAGCATTGATTGTAGTCATCCTAAGGGTTTTTCGCAACGGCAACATTGTAAGTATGGTCGAAAAAATATGACAAAGAAACGCTAGTTAATAGTTAATAATTATATACAATAATATGTATGTATTGTATATAGTAAGTATTTGGAACTGTTGAAAATGGTTTGTCCAAATGATGACCCGTATTTTACGCGAACAATGTACAGAATGGGGTTATTAAAAAGGGGTATGTCTGCTAAAGAACTAGTAGAACGTCGGCGTTTTGTTTTTTATTTTATTTGTATAGTTGTTCGTGCTGCGCTAATTGTTGTGGTTTATTATTGGAGGAATGTGTTATTTGTTCAAGCGTTGGTTTTAGTAGGTGCACTGGTAGGTGTATTTAATTTATCAAGTAGAAGTGGTGGTACACAGTGGTGGTCAAAGAAGTTTCAGTTGATGATGTCGGTTATAATAGTTGTATTGGTAGTTCTTGTATATTTTAGAAAAGTGGAGTCGTGGCTAGTACCGGCGGCGATGTTATTTAGTTTGTTGGGTGGTATATTGCAGTCATTTTTGGTGGGATTTTGTTGACGGGTGATGTTGTGAGATACGTAATATGGGTTGGTCTAATAGTATGAGATGCAACAGATTGGTGAGATTTGATAAAATTGAAGAGATAAAAATAGATAATAGTAAACCAAAGAAAAAACGGGAATATTAAGTAAATAAACAGATACTTCATTGCAAAGATGGTTTTGTCAAGAGATATGAAATATTATGTATCGGGTATAGAGATAATGACAACTAGATTTTCTGATTATGGTTTTAGGGAAAACAAAGAGTGGCGTGAAGAAAGAGGGATAAAAGGCTGCATATATGGTACGCCAAAGATGGTTTCATCAAATGTGGATGAAGGTGTACCGATGTTTGTAATAGAGATGAATAATAATAGGAATAGGATAGAGGGTATTGGGTTTATGATAAATCGTTCGTGTGAGGATAATTATAAGAGGAGAATACATAGTAGTGATAATTTAAATCGTTATATATATGAAGGTGTACATAGGTTGGACAAGGACAAGGTGACGGACGAGTATCATAAGAATGTGATATGGGTATTGGAGATGTTATTGTTTAAAGGTGCGAAACATTCAAAGAGAAGTATAGGTATTACGAGGTTACCAGATTGGTTGAAGTATAATAAGTTTGAGTATAATTTTGGGGAGGTACTATGGGAGATGTTCGTGAAGTATGTTGGTATAGAGAGACACGATAGGTGTGATAGGTGTGGTGGGTATGAGAGATATGAGATGCGTGAGATTAATGAAAAATAGAGATAAAGAAAATAAGTATATAGAAATAAAAAATATATTGTAAATAATAATAATATATTTTTTTATAAGTATAAGTCTAGTATAAAATGTCAAGTGATAAAGATATTAAAAAAAAGTTAAAGGATGTAAATACATATAGTATAGATGAGTTAAAGGAGTTATTGGGTTTATCTACTGAGCCTGATGCTTATACTTTAGATGATATAGAGAAGCATTTTTGGTTATTGAGGAATAAGTATCCGAAGTTAGAGAAGAATGGTTTTTTGGGGAAGGCGAAGGATAGAATATTGAAAGATTTGAATATGGATCCGGATGCGGCGCCGCGAACGAATGAGGAGCCGGAGGATATGAAACAGTGGTGGAGTAATCAGTATTTGCCGAATAGTAATCCTTTGCAGAGTTCGAAGGTTACGGATAGAAAAAACAAGGTTAAAGTATTTGATGACAAGAATGGTTCTCATGAGACGATGAAGCGAGAGCAGTTAACTGTATTAAACTCGCATCCTTTATTGATAGCGCAAGATTCGCTAAATCCGACATTGAAAAATATTAATCAGAGGTTGGTGGTGATAGATAGTCAGTATAGGCAAAATATTGCACCTTTTAGTGAGAATACGGCTGCTCCATCATCGTCTACTGATTTCACGTTGGATTTGTCGGACCCTTTGACGGATACGCTTTCATTGAAAATGTATTCTTATCAAATACCGTATTCGTGGTATGTAATAGATAAGAACATGGGTACATCATATTTTTGGGTAAAAAATCTGTCTTCAAATATTATATATTCGATATCGATAGATGATGGTAACTATACTAAGACGGAGTTAGTGACAGCGATACAGTATAAATTAGATACACTTTTGAATACTGTTGCGCCATTTAGTACGAATAATTTAGATATATCATATAATCAGTTTAATGGTAAGTCGTGTTTTTTGTTTGACACGCAGGCTGGGACGCCAAATGTAGAAATAATTTTTTATGATACAGAAGAATACAATAGTTATTATGATAACGTTACGAGTGGTAATCCACTAGGTAACCAAACGGGTATTGGGTCGACTACGATGAAGATAAATAATAATTTGGGATGGATATTGGGGTATAGGCCGGGAGATGATAAAATATTGCCGATAGTATTTTCTAGGATTGTTAGAGCATCGGTTAACTTTAAAGTTCCTGCAACATCGTATCCGTATAGTTTATCGAATGGTATATTTTCTGATGGGCCGATAGACACGTATGGTACCAGGTATTTGATAGTTGTATTGGACGATTTTAATCAAAATCATTTGAATAATGGGTTAGTTAATATAGTGGATACGGATACGACATTGAGTGTTCCGGATTATTTTTCTCCTGATTTGCCGAATGTGTGTGCTCCTGATCCGCAGTTGGGTGGTACGTTAGCGCCATTTTATGTGCAGTCGTTGCCGAGGAAGTTGACGCAAGCGCAGTTATATTCTATAAACCAGATATTAGATAATAGGAATACGACGTATAAGTATAGGACAGCCGGTCCTACAACGACGGATGTATTTGCGATAATCCCTTTAAAAAAGCAGGGGTTTGATGCAGGGGATACGATAATAGAACTTGGTAGTGCTTTGATGTACAATACTAGAGTATATTTTGGTCCGGTAAATATATCTAGAATGAGGGTATCTTTGCAGGATGATAAAGGGAATACGTTAAATTTAAATGGTAGTGATTGGTCGATAACGTTAATGGCGGAGACTTTGTATCAATATTGATGAAAATATTGCGAGAACTTGATAGTTTTGAATTATTGATTTATGAGTTTGAATTAAAGCAAATCTCACGCATCTGTAACGTCTCATGTTAAAAATAGGTAGCTATGGTGTTATATGAGTATGGGTGGAGGGAGGTTATTCGAGTATAGATAAAATATTGTATAAAAATTGTATAATATAAGTATATAGTAAAAAGTAAAAAGTAATGAAGATTCCTATAAGATACTTGCCGAAGAGGCTTACGAGGAAAGATAAAAGTAAACAAGTAAGGATGTTAATGAAGTCGAGGAGGTTATATAAAAAAAATAAATATTATACTAGAAAGGAGGTACCGTCGTATAAAAGTAAGACATCTAGTCATATCGTAGATGCTCGTAAAATATATAAAATTTCGAATGTGAGGCCTAGTAAAGAGTTAGTGAGTAAGACGGGATGTACGTTAGCTGCATTAAATAAGATAGTGAGTAAAGGAGAGGGTGCGTATTTTTCGTCAGGTTCTAGACCGAATCAGACGGCGCAGTCATGGGGTATAGCTAGGCTAGCTAGTTCGATAACGGGTGGTAAATCTGCTGCGGTGGATTATAAAATAATAGAAGAGGGATGTAATCATAAAAAACGTGCATTTATTATGGCGAATCGTGCAAAAAAAATGTATAAATATGGTCATTCAAGTACGAAGAAAGTAAAAGTATGAAATAATAGTTATATTTTTGTAACTATTAGTTCCGAATTATTGATTTATGGGATTGAATTAAAGCAAATCTCACCCATCTGTATCATCTCATGTGTTTAAGAGTCTTGGGGGAGAAGGTGTTTACTAGAAGTCGGGGGTGGCGAGAGTGGGTATATTTCCTTCTTTTTCGTCAAGTAGCATAATGGCCATAGCGGCGTAGTTGTGTAGGTCGATGAGAGTATCTCTAATTTTTTCATCATCAACGAGTGTTATACCGTTATTAGTAATAGACAGTGAACGTTTTATTTTATCTTCGATGCGCATAAGTACGCCTATTACTCCGAATGTAGCGAAAGCGTCACCGTAGTCTGTGTTCTTTCTCTTGAATAACTCAAGTGCGGTGGTTTGAACGGTAATCATTTGCTGTACGCGGTCGGTATTGGCCATTGTTATTTAGGAGTGGGGTGTTGTATGTGTTTTGCGTATAATATATTTATATGTTTAATACATTTCAATTTTATGAGTATTAAAATTGTAAAAAAAATATAATAAATATAGAAGAAGGTGTATGAATACTGGTGTGATAAAGGAGGTAACGAGTGTACTGTTGAAGAATATAGATGAGAGTAATATAAAAGAAAAGGAAATAGATTTGATAATAAGTGGTGGTGCTTTTAATGTGAGTTACTTGGTGGGTTGTTTATATTTTATATGTGAGATGCGTGAGAAGGGGTTAATTTGTATAAATAAAATATCGACATGTAGTGCTAGTTCTATAATGGGTTTATTGTTTGCGATAGATAAAGTGGATATATATGTGGATAAGTTGTACGAGTTGTTGATAGATAGTTTTAAGAGAAACAGGAATGTAATATTTGACGAGGAGTCGTTATCTAGTATAATAAAAATAATAGAGGAGGAGTTGCCGGAAGATGTATTAGAGCGGATAAATAATAGGTTATACATAACGTATTATGATGTGATGGAATGTAGGCAGATAGTAAAAAGTACATTTGAAGATGTGAGTGATATAATAAGAACGATAAGGAGGTCATGTTTTATTCCGTATATAACGATGGACAAGTTATTGGAGGATAATGGTTATATAGATGGTGGTACTCCGTATATATTCAATAAGGAGTATGGTAAGAATCGTTTATATATAAATTTGTGTGGTATGGACAAGATAATGGATTCAATAGTAATAAAGAGGGATAAGATAGTGATGCATCGTATATTGGGGGGTATAATAGATATACATAATTTTTTTTTCAAGTGTAAAAAGACGTCAATGTGTTCTTATGTGGAGGATTGGGGTATAGTAAGAATGGTAGAGTTTAAGATGTTAGAGTTTAGGTTATATACGATATGTGTCTGTATATATATAATAGTACTGGTAAATAACAGTATAATTGATAAACATTTTAAGGATAACAAAGTAATAAATTTTGTACGTAATAAATTGAGGGGTAGTTTAAGTAAATGTGTAGAGAATTATTGTGTATAAATAAAAATATATGAATATAGTAGTAATATGAATAACATATTAAGAATACTGATATCATTTGTGATAGGTTTAATAGGTGGTATAACTATGGTATATATAGGTATTGGAACGTCATTAATGATAACATTATTAATATTTACGAATGTAATACCTGATTTTAGGACAGCTGTTGGTACGATGTTTTTAACGAATTTTTCGCCGATATTGACAATTCCGACGTATAATTATTATAAGAATGGTAATTTAGATCTATTGATAAGTGTAACTACTGGTGTAGGGTATTTTATTGGTAGTTACATAACATCGACGCATTATATAAATAGTGTAAGTAAGGAATTATTACATTTAATGTTTGGTATATATTCGTTGGTTGTAGCGTATATATTTATAAAAAAATCAAAATACATATTTTAAAAAATTATATATTGTAATTACTCACAATATATAATAAAATATATTAAAGGGATAAGTTATTTATTTTGCTGAGGGCTAACTAGGGTTTTTGTAAGTATCTTAGTTGGTTTTTGTTGCAGAGGTTGTTGAGTAGGTGGTTGAGAGGGTGGTTGCACAGGTTGTTGCACAGGTGGTTGCACAGGTTGTTGCACAGGTTGTTGCACAGGTTGTTGCACAGGTTGTTGCACAGGTTGTTGCAATTGAATATTTAAAGGAGGAACTGTTTCTAGTTGTTTACCACAAGAGCCTCTTTTATGACATGACAATGCGTGCTGATTTTTAGCAACATATCCACATTTTTCACAAAAACACTTAGAAGATAGAAAACCATATTTAGAAGACAATAGTTTATCAAGTATTGGGAGTTGAAGGTCTTCGATACTTTTTGTTATTTTTTGAGAAAATTCTTTAATCATTTTTAGTTGAATTAATTTTTGCTCTACAAATATTTGATATTCATTATTAATATCATCTAGCGTATCTTTACTAATAGAATAGTCATCGGTTGTTGTAATTTCATCTAATTTAGATTTAAAAGAGTCAATAATATCGATAGCGATTTTAATTATATCTTGGTCATAATTTACATTATGTACATATAGTAAAATATTTCTATTATGTATATTTATTTCAAAATTGTTTTTATTAACAATACCTCCCTCTTGAGAAAGAAACAGTCCTGAACAATTTTGTGTATCTACATCATGAATAAATTTTTTCACTTGGTCTGAACCTACAGTCTTTGATTCATAACACTTATTCTCAACTAGAATCCTCTGTCTATCTTTTCGATGAATCATAATATCTCCTGATTCTTTTTGTGAACCTACGTATTCAACCTCTGCAGAAGGAAATAACCCCCTTAAAATGTTCAAAACAATATTCTCAGAGATTTTTCCTTTTGAACTGGAATTTTCCATCCTTTTGAGAACATCTTTTACTTCAGATTGAAGCGCAAATTGCGAGGAAGTGATAGAGGAAAAATGTGACAATGTAGCGTCTTTGTTTGAATCAACCATTTTTCTAGTAGAGTCGATAACATTAGAAAATTTTGCATCAATGGTTTTAATAAAATCATCAAGTGATGACTGCGATAAAGGTTCATTATCTATTTTTGATGTTTTACTAATCTCTTCCGTTATAGAAGAACAAAAAGATTTTATGTTTTCATTAATCTGTCTTGAAAGGTTTTCATTATTTTTTGGAACAAGTTCTGATAAAAGTAACTGTGTCTTATCTAATATACTCCCATTTGATTCTTTAATCAGAGGAGCAATCTTATCCGCAATATTCGACGACAAAATCATCTTCAAATCATCAGTATACTCTTTCTTAAACTCCGTAAGTTTTAAAAATAATAGCTTACTATATTCAGTCTGTTGACTTGTAAGTTGTGATTGAATATCTGCTAATCCATTCAAAATTTGTGAAGTAATATTACTATTATTTACAGGGTTAGTTGTCTGCATAATGGATGCAATAATATCCGTGAACATAATGTTCATTTTTTCAAAATCTATTTCAGGATGTTCATGATAAAAAGCCCAAACCTTTGCACTGTTGCACGTAAGAGATGTATTCACGAGTGTTGTCATTTATGTTATGTATTTATTTATTAAAATATCTTTAAGCTGTTTTGTTTGATTTAAATATTTGACAAACTTTGAAACAAACTTTTATAAACATCATAGTTTGATTCAA